GTTATAATAAAAGGTATTATGATTGCAACCGGTTACATCTCAAAAGGATCGCTTTCGAGATCATTGCCGATAGAATCAGGAGATTCAGAGGGTGCGGCCACGGACTTACCCCCTTGATCAACGATCTTCGGAGGCGCACCATCTTTTTCGCTTTGAGCCTGGCGATCTTGCATCTTACCAAAGGCATTGTGCTGAGCCTTGCTCCTTGCGGATTCGGCCTCCTTTGCAGGATCGTAAGATCCACCACTACCAAGAACGGCGGTCGATTCGACACCTTCTGGCAGATCATAATCTACCACGATATCGGCTTTAGACGCCAGAGCTGGATAATTGGTCGACTCACCTTTGGCGATATAAATTACGCCGAGTGCCGCCCAATCATTGATATGGGACACATAAGACAGGTCTTTATAGATCATACTTCTTCAACCCTCCAGTTGAAAGAGAAATCAAGGAAGTTGGAATCCTCATTCTTAGGATATTTCGTTTCCTTGACGGTGAAATTTACCCTCACCTTATAGACTATGTTGCCGTCATGGCCTCTAAAGAAAAGGAATAACGGGGTAGTCGCGTAGGCTGAGAGTTTTGTAACAGTGTCCTCAGGTACGTGAGCACTGTATACAATCAGGCTGGCAGACACAGGCTTATCAGCGGCCTCGCGTGACATGCCGAGGAAATAACCCTGCACAACCTGGCGGTCAGACCATGTGGAGATGGAATGAGAGGCTTCCTTGCAGAAGGAACGGATGGTAAAGGCCAACCGTGTCACTTTAGTCCACAATGCCTTTCCTGCGCCCGCGACCGACAACGACGTCGTAACGCCGGTGTACGTACGTACATGGTTAAGGACGAACTGTAAGATAGAGGCATTCAGACCAGGGGCCGACCCATCGCCCAGAGGAATCCAATAGGAGAAGAGAGGCGTGTCATCACTAAGTGTAATGCCATTCTGCTTGCAGTGAGCCGCGAGCAGGCGTTTGGCGAGACCATCAGGTACAGTCTTCCAGTTGGAAACATGCAACTTGTCGATGTTTTCAGGGTCTGACATGAACTGAGGATCCGTTACACTGGTGTAAGAGAAGTTCCCGTTGTCGATGAAGGCGACGGGGCGGACAAACTTCGGATACTCCTGGCCTTTGTGTGTAATCGGCTGGAAAACCGATGCCCAATCCTCCTTTCCACTAAACTGACTACCCTTGGTGGCGCGACCAAAGGGAGTCATCCCAAGGTGATCACGGATGATGGATGCATCGTCGGAGTATGCAGTACTGAGCAGGTAAGTGCGCTTAACCGCAACACTGAAAATAACAGATGCAAGGTATTTTACATCATTATCACCAGCGGGATATCTGCGTGTATTGTCCATGGGTTCGTTAAACGGGAACAGAGCGTCAAGATCAGCGAACATGGAAGCACTGTCAAGCTTAGATGGCTGATCAATTTTGTTGACGCGCACGCGGCGGCGGAGTAAAGGAAGCACGAAGTTATCGCGCGCCAAGGCTGCGGCTCCGTTATACTCCTGAGCGGTGCGGTCACTCTTCGCGTATCTTAAGTCTTGGTTTGTACACGCGCAGAAGAAACCAAGAATGCCCCCTTCTTCGAAGGCCTGTGCAGTATTCGTAATCTCCTTTCCAGCAATGTTGATGGGTACAGCGAAGTCGAAGTCGTCATACTTGAGAGCACTAGCGACAGCGGACGTTCCGCGTACATTGCGCAACCAGCTAGCCACGCGATCACGCAACTTAACATAGCCGCCTTCCTTCTTGATAGTGGACACCTTGACATTGTAGATGAGGAGGAGTCCAGCTATGGTCCTCAGCACAGGTTCGGTAAGGACGTCAGTGTTCTGGGAGATGAACTCCTCAGTCTTCTTCTGGATAGCGGAAATAAGAGACGGAAATTTAGTCTGGGATACTGGTACGATCATAACTACTCCTAGTCTGCGGTAAGGACATCGTTGTGATTAGCCTGGGCTACAGACATCGAGAAGTCATACAACCACTTGGAGATAGTTTCGACTTCCGGTGCGACCAACTCCAGAACGCCGAGGAATGCGTTGACCGCAGATTGAGCCTTAGCTCTCTTGCGGGACTGCTTCTCTTCAAAAGAAGAGTCTGCTTTGTACGAGTCGGACATGGAGGCCTCCACCAATACGCGAGTGCGATCACCGAATTTGCGGTTACATGCACGGATGAAATCACGAAGTGTGGAAGTCACAATGTCTGTGATGTCCACTTCACAAGCCTTGTTTGCCGGCATGAAGATGGACATGAAGGCAGGTCCAAACTGCTGCATGAATTGTTCATAGTGTGTCTCACGAATGATGAGCACTTCTCTCGACACACCGATGGAGCGCGCAAATTCCCAGACGGGGTGCGGCTTACATTCAGTGGCATTCGGGATCTTAATGTCAATGTTTCGATCCTTATCGTTTGGATTGATGGTCATGAACAACTTCTGTGCCTGCATATAGGTACGGAAGGAATCCTGATATTGCTTCTTCGGCTGGTTAAGGCTGGAGTCGGTAATATCAATACCGTACCACGGGTCTGTACTAATGAATGGGAAACCGCCATCAATACAGCGCGCCTGGAAGCACTGTTCGGCATAGGTGAATTCAAAGTGTTCTGCCACCTTGACAAAACCAAGGGACAAGAGGCTCATTTCGATTCTGCGATCATAAGAGCCCGTGAAGTGCAGACCATCCGTCGTCGGGAGGAGGTTGACCGTGGTGCCTTCAGTTACGAGGTCAAGCAGGTAGTTGAAGTCCACCTTTGTAGTTGCCTCTTTAGTGACATCTTCAAGATAACAGTTAGCAATAGCTACGGCGCTTTGGATAGCATATCTTGCCTTAATCTGATCATAGATGGATACAAGGCGGGAGACTTCTTCACGCACGAACGCAGATACCGTCGTGGTGATACCGGTGTCAACCAAGAAAGAATGGCCGTAGTTCCCGGACACCGAGTCGATATCCAACAGACCCACATGGGTAGCATGAGTAGGTGCTTTAGCGTCGAAGACTGGCAAGACAACGCCTGCAGTTTCCACATTAACGAAAGGCGCATGACGGCTATACATCTGGTCACCTGTAACAGACGTGAGCACCGGTGAAGATCCGCAGACGAAAGACCCACAGTTCTTGGAAATCAACAGTTTCACACGGTCCAGCGCGGAGAGGAGCACACCTTCCATAAAGACTGTCTTAGTGTACTCTGCCTTAGCTTCATCTGCGGTGAGGAAGCGATGACGTTTACTATTCGTAGCAGGATCAGTGACGAGCTTCATCGACGGGATCCAGAAGTTAGTTACACGCAGTACTTCCTCAGGAATGTTGAGATGCGCATATCGATCATTCCACTCCGTATGATCCGGAGAAAGGTATGCGTAGAACATGCGGGAGATCTGCTGATAATGCTTCGCAGAGTCATAAGAGCCATTAGCAGTATAGTGCAGGACGTGCTGCTCAATAGAGCGGGCTGCGGTATTGAAATGGTTCTTCACCTGTGACGGAACACCATCACCGACCCAAGCAGGCATCTCACCTTCTTTGTGTTTTCCCATATTAACCGTGGCATTAGCACGGGAGACCGCAAGTTGCATATCAGTCTCGAACTCAGTCTTAATGAATTGGCTGGCATCAGCAAGGCCCACAATCTGGGCACCAGTGAGGGGATCCGTACCAGAAGCAGTGGGAACGGTCGTCTCCATGATGAAGTTAGGATCATACTGGAGCAAACCGACCTTGGCCAACATGACCATTGCGGCTGCGACATGCTGGTAATGATCTTTGGACCCGACTCCGTAGAGGCGATCAGTAGCCTCACACACCTCAGGGGCCTTCTTGAAGTAACGAGCGGCCGGCTTACGAAGGTAATACTCCGTAATAAGACGACCGATAACATTACACGGATGGTCAGTATTGAGTGTGGCTCTGAAGTACTGCATCCAAGCGAGCGGATCATCCTGCTTCCCATCCTTAGTGATTTCCTTGAGGATTTCGGGAATGACGAAGGTATGGAACTTAGTGGAAGCTGTGCATGTAGAAGTGGTCACGAAAGGGCCAGAAAAATGGGCAAATTTGATTACTGCCATTGTTGTACTCCTGTGAGGAATGTGAAACCGTCATGTTGTTTGGTGTAAGTAAGGAAGGCATCCGCAACTGTCTGGACGGTGGCAGACGAGTTTGGAGACAGTGTTGATCCAGAAGTAGCAGAATCCCCTGCCACCTTGGACTTGCTGACTGCGACAAGATCAGATACGCCAGACTGTGAGTTATCGAAGAGATAGCAACAGGCGCGCTTCGGATCATTGACGTGTACTAACTTATCAAAGCGCTTGATGAAATCAGTGAACTTTGTTATCATAGCGACACGCCAATCGGCAGCATTAGTAACCATGACCGCGAAGATGTCGGTGATCGTTGTCTGGGGCAACCCATTAAGGAGGATGCGCACAGACTCACCATCTTCTTTATATCTCCAGTGCCCCTTCAGACTCTTGGCTGCTTTGATTTCCTTGCCAGTAAGAGTCACGAAGATGCATCTCGCAAATGCTAGTGTAGATCTGGCGTACGCTGAAGTAGCCATGGCTGTGGGATCCCCTTTTCCGCCGTCAGCAAGCTCGGACGACTTGTTCACCTTGAAGGTGACGGAGGGGCCGACCTTTCCTTGCTCCTTAGCAGCCTGAAAAGCTGATTCCATAAAACTCAGATCGAATCTCTTTCCCACACCCGAATTGGCTTTAACCCCAGCCTGGTAAGGTGTAGCAGCAAGGTCATTAGCGGCAAGCGCCGCCTCAGCGCTATTCCATTCCGCGTTGGCCTTCTCCATGAAAGAGGCGTTTTCGGGGATATTGTACTGGGCGTCGTACTCACCTTTAAACAAATCCTTGATACGCGTGAACGCGTTGTAGAGGAAATTCTCTGTTTGCACACCAGGTGCAGTAGGCTGCACTCCGAATGCGTTTTTAACAGCCTCAGGATTAGCATACCCACCTAGAGCAAGGTTGCGCGTGGGCGCCGTAGCCGCTGTATTCTGAGCGGCGTCTTTACCGGCCTTTACGAGTGCGTTGACGGCATCACTGTAGGGAATTAAAGCAATGTTCTTTTCATCCATCAGTTACCTCCTACCACACCTGGTATAGCAATATCACCGAAGGGATTCGACCCGACCGACCCAGCGTCAATTCTGACCTGGTTGAGTACAGGAACGCGCGTAAAGGGAACACACGGTTTGCGGAGCTTAAGAGCCTCATCAAACTTCGTCTTCACCTCATCAGTCATGAGCGGGACCACACGGACCAAAGACGAATCCGGGGAATCAAGCTCGATGGTGCCAGACACTAAACCCTTCACCGTACTACGGAATTCAGGCGTGTCAGACAAACCTGCGTTAATAATTGCAAAGACGTATCTTCCATACTTATCACACATAGCGTCAAGCGTCGTGATAAAGTGCATGAAGTAGCCGGATACACCGGTCGTCTTAGTGTTACCAGCAGGACGGAAAGAATTTTCAACTGTCATAAGAGCGTTGCTCATTGGGTCGTAAACCTTCTTGACGTCAGTACCACCTGTAACGGGCTTATCCGCGTCCTGAGGTTTACCCTTGAAGTTAGTGACATCATAATCAACGAATCTGGCGAGTGAGTCCACTGTAAAGACGAAAGAGTCGTCGGACTTTTCTGAATACTGTGCATTCTCACCACCAGACCTGATACCTTCAGAGAGCGCAGCCAACAGTTGGATGGGATTTACTTTGGCGGAGAATTCAGGTTCACCACCCTTGAAGCCAACAAACTGGTTATTTCTGAAGGCCGAAAGGAAAGTGAAGTCAAAATTCTGACGCAGGATCGTGGATTTACCGGCACCTGCGCCTCCAAAGAGGACGTAGACACCTGGCTTGTATCCAATCGGGGCATCGATCACGATACCATCATTGTCATGAGTCCCAAATGAAGCTTGGGTACGGGCGAGGGAAAATCCCGCTTGCCGCATGGTTTCAGTCACCTTCTCGATAAGTGGTCTACGATCAGCGAGATCACGGATCTGAGAGGATAGAATGCCATCTTGGACATAATAGCTCAACTTGAGCCAGTCTTTAGCCATATTCATCTCCTGAATAAGGTGTATAGCTGAGCAGCCTCCTCAGCTGGAATTGAAAAGTACGCACCCGAGGCTAGTAGTATATCATCTGATATATCACGGGAGGTATATTTGTATGTGATCACCGATGGGTCCCACAGAAAGTTAGCTTCAGCAGCGTTGCTAGGCATTGGTAATGCTGTAAGGACAGGAGCCTTATTGACTAACCCGAACCATGTCTCTCCATAGAACCTAGAAGTGGCCTTATCCAACACGGGTTTAAGGACATCAGTGTACAAAGGATTGGATTGGTAGTGCTCATCACGAGCTCTCATACCGAGTGGCCAAAAATCTCTCCTACGAGGGGAATTAATCGGTTGCTCCGGTGAGAGGTTATTCGTCAAGCACTTACCTTCGAAGGCCATTGACGTACCATCTTCAGAATGTCTGTTCCCAAGAAAATTACAGAAGGGTTCTTCAGTAATGTCAAAGATGGGAGCAAACTTGCGGCAGACAGCGTTGTATGCCTTCATAGCGTTGTCAGAATCGAATGCGATTTCATTATCGTCACCGCAGTTACCCACAATGAAACAATGATCGCCGTAATCTGGCTTACCGTCAAAGAATGATGACCATTTCTTATCGATAAGGTCGCGATAGAATTGAACTAATTTATCACCTTTAACAGCAGGGGCCGAAACGCCATTGAATTGTCCAGACCATACCGCAGCTACCATGTATGCGGAGGTACCATAAATCTTGTTAGAGACGTCAGTGTCCCACTGTCCTGACCGCTGACCGGCGTCAAACTCGGCCAGCTGCTCCTTTTCAGAGCCATAGATCTTGGTGAAACGTTCTTCGTACCTAGCATTCTTCATATCACATGGACACATAACCGGTGAGAAGTGAATCCATCGTGCGAGGTTGAGATACGCCTGACTCCAACCCGCCCTCTTAGCACCTCTGAGATATGACTCGAACATAGGTCTAGTCATATGAGCATCCATACGAGAAAAGTCGTAAGTCTGTAGCCTAAATTGAGGCCAGCCATGAGCGAGTGCCATAGCGCGCCTCGCTTTAAGCTCCACGCCCCAATCGGAGGCGTGCCAGACACCCTTTTCGTACATAGCATTACGAATCGGGGTGAGTATTTCTTGTGCTAATTGGTTAGTTGTCATCGAGGCAGAGGATATCTCGCGCCCTCGCATGGTGTGGAACACCTTAGAACCTGGTATATCCATATCCATAGCCATTTCTACACCCAGATAGTTGTGACACTTCATCGGTTTGATAATGGCTTTAACGATACGATCACCCTGCCAGCACACCTCCTTCATGCCGCGTACTTGCACGCGGCCGCCGGTATAAGTAGTACCGAAGAGGGGGAGATGTATCCTGGAGGATTGAAGCTTAGGGAGGTCAAAGGCGGACAGCTCATCATATATGGCATCAGCGTACTTCATGTATGACTCATGATACGCTCGCTTAATAGCGACGCCATCAGCACCTCTGAGGAAGAAAGGAAAAGTCGTCGAGGACTCAGAATTAACGTGCACATTTGAGAAGATAGGATCGAGTCCGTACACCTTCCATGAAAGCGCCTCCACACATGCATACACATGGCGGACGATCTCGGGCTCTACAGCATCAATTGTGAGATGATGCGGTGAACTGGTCGGATTGGGAACCATTCCGGTTGTACACAGTAGGTCAGCGAAGGAGTTGGCCTTTTCTTCGCCTAACTCGGTCTTAAGCAGACCCATGATGTAAAGCCTGTACTCATCGAACTTGGGGCCCGTAAAGATGCCAACATTAAGAGGCACTGATTCGGTATCCATGGGCTGTCTCCTGACGACGGCGAGTCTGCTAACCATGGCCATCGCCTCCTGCAGCCCATCGGGTACTAATACTTTGTTAGTCCCATCAGCGAGAATCTCTCTGTTAGTCCACGTTGCCTGTGATCTACTTGCCGCCATACTGCTTCACCACCATCGAAGAATACCAGCGCAAAACGTCAATGAGGCTAAGTGCATCACCAAATTGCTGGTTAAGGGTGTTGAAGGCCGACGCAAATACTGGATCATCCATTTCGAAGTTAAAGATGCCCAGGATACCAGCATCCGCATTCTTTTGGTAGGAGAAGAAGGTGTTTGAAATACCACCAACGTGTAATACTGCTGTCTGTTTATGGTCCCATGTATCATGTAATTTGTCGACAGCGGATACAAAAGCACATCCGAGTGATACGCCATGGGTGACCCACAGACCGTTATCATCCTTAGACATGGGTTGATTACCAAGAACGGTACAATATGACCCGCCATTACATGGGTCCAGCTGTTTGGTACGTTTGCTAGCCTGAGTGCTTGAGACTCCGTGGACCTGAAGCTTGCTGCGTACCTGGCCATTAATATTGAGATCAAAGGGATAAGCGGTATAAGTAGGTACGTAATAACGCTCAATATCGGGGGTGGTTGAGATGCCGAGCGCACTTCTTATCTTCTGATAAGACGTATGTGCCTTAGGCGAATACTCAATCTTCCATCTACCGTCCACGAGGGGACGAGCCATGATGTTGATCATAGTTGTTGGAGATGGATCATCGACAGGGAGCTCCATCACAGCCACCTTACCCTGGAAAGTGGGTACGAAGAAAATCATACGCCCCGAATCCGGAAACGTCGAGTATTTGATCGCGTCACTCGAACGAGGATCGGCTTTCCAGGTGCGCTTAGCAGTTGGGGCGGAAAGACGCTCGATGAGGTCACGTACCTGCGCAGCGTCTTCACCCGTCATGGTTAATGAAGTAGTTACATTCATAAGAAATCCTTGTGAATTAGTTTTAAAAGAGGTTAGGAGCATAGACTCCGCCTCCGCGACGTCCCCGGCATAGACCAAGGGAAGGGCGCGTTGGCACCAAGACTCAAATAGCCAGTGGTGTTGATGTTCGGTCAAATATATAGTGCGTTTTGAGATCG